GACGACGACACGGCGTTGTAGACCTGGTCACGGGTGTCCTTGGTCTTGCGGTGGATCAGCACACCCTCGTCACCCTCGTTGATCAGGTAGACCGGTGCCTGGTTCACCAGGTCCGGCGCGTCGGCGATGACGAACTCACCATTGGCGTTGCAGAAGACCTCGGCATTGACCGAATCCGCCAGGGCTGTGATTGCATCCCAGCGCTCCGAATCCCACGGCGCCGTCGCGGTGATGAGCCGGTCCGTCGTTGCCAGGATCCGGATCGGAACCGACGGCAGCGCCTCCTGAATCAGTGTGACGATGAAGGCGATGGTGGACGTGCCCTTGGGTGGTGTCCGCGGCCGGATGAACCGGGCGTCGATGACGTAGGACTCCAGGCCGGCACCGGTCAACTGGATGACGCCGGTCTCATCCCGAGTCAACTCATCCACCCGGAACTCGCCCATCTGGAAGCGCTCGGCGACCCCGATGGACTCGATCCCCCGGTACGCCTTGAATCGGCACTTCTGGACGTTGATGTCCTGACCCTCATTCCGCTGCAGAGCCAGGGTGACGTTGCAGTTGAGGCGGGTAGAACTGCCACGGTCCGCAACGAGCTGGCCGGTGGTAACCGGCACGTTCTGGTACAGGATCTTCGTGCCGGAGTAGATGTCCACGCGGGACGACAGGGTTCGGGAGAACCGAGCCGCCTCCTGCATCAGGGCTGAGGCTTTGAGCATCAGGACACCGAGGTTCCGACGAGCACCGACAGCCAGTCTTGGTTGGTGTCCCGCACGGTCTGCCAGGTGCCGAGATCCTTGATCTGCTGCCAGGTCCGGCCACCGCCGGCCTCGATGAGACCACTGGGTCGCTCGACCCGGACAAACGGCAGAGTCCACTCGCGCACGGTGACCCGCTGGTTCGGCACCGGTCGGTCCTCGGTGATGTCGCCGAGCGCGAGATACCAGTTGTTCTCCGGGTAGTCGGGAATCGGGTTGCGCAGCAAAACGATTCGCCCAGAGGAGATGACGTTGAGCACCTGCTTGCGCTGGTCCATGTTCATGGTCAGCAGGGTGATCTGGCCGGTTTCCCAGCCTCGCACCTGCGAGATCGCCACCGGTGCGGCTCGATTGATGATCTGATGGATCGCCTGCTTGGACGGGTGGACCAGCGCGTCGATGTGAATCAGGCCCATCCAGATGGCCAGGGTGACGTTCACCGGATCCGAGATCAGCACTGGCTCGCAGGGCAGGATCCGAGCACTGTCCGACTCGTCCAGTTGACAGGTCGTGACGGCATGCATCGCGCTCGGGCCAGTGAACACCGACACCGAGTTACCCACCGTGCCGGTCCAGGTGATCGAGGAGTCGGACGAGTCCGCGACAAAACCGGGCTGCGGATAGGAGGCCGGGTCGGCTGGCACTGGGGTGTCGCCGTCGAACCAGTACAGCGAGGGGTGCCCGAAAAACTGGGCACCCGGCGTCACCCCGACCTCATCCAGCCAGATGTCGGTGGCGTACTCCGCGACGTTGGTTCCATGGAAGAGCCTCAACTCCGCTGTGGATGGAATCGCGGTAGCGGTGCTGAATAGTGCCGAGAAGTCAATCCAGGTGTTGAGTCTCGACCCGGTTATGTTGTAGATCCGGACCGGGGTGATGTAGTCGTTCCCGGTGCCCGGATCCACGATCGACAGGAACAAGGATAGGAACTCATCGGTATCGACCGATGCGGAACCCCGGACCCCGAGCCAGGTCCCCTTGCTCGTCTTGACCTGCTGCCAGGTTCCGAAGGTCTTGATGTCCTGCCAGTCGTTCAGCGTGACAGTGTTGAACCGCAGCCGCCCGGTGAGCACATACGGCTGCGGAGAGCCGGGAAGGGCTGCCAGCTTGCCGCGAGCAATGATGCGGTTGGTCAGGCTGGCCGAGACCTGCAGGCTCAATTGCAGTGCGACACCCGAAGCGACGGTGTCGCCGTAGTCGACCACGGCCTGCCGGGTATCGCCCGCGTTCGCCGCAGAGTCCGCGATGACCGCCAGCGTGCGCGGGTTACCTACCGCGCTCCTGGCGTACTGGAAGGTTCCGCCGGTGACCGAGCCGGAGACCGGGATGACACCGAGCGCGCCCATACTGGCGCTCATGAACGACAGCGTCAAATGGGGTCGGCTGACCGATGTCGTGGCGGTGAATAGCTGATTGCCTGCGCCATTGGCAACTGTGACGGGCGTCTTCACGATCTGATCCTGGGTAGCTCCGCGGATCCAGAGCAGCGTGCCGATGGCACTCGCGCCAGTACCGGTCGTGACCGTGTAGCCCACCGCCCCGGTCTGGTCACCGGCGGTGCGTTTCTGCGACCAAACGACCTGCCGAATGGTTCCGGATGTTGTGTCGTCGGTCAAGGTCCACCCGGCGGCCACCGTAGGGGTCGCCGCCGAGGCAAGCTGCTGGTGCACCAGTAGCATCCAGTCGCCGGTCGCAATGGCGGTGCCGCCCGACGTCGGCGGGGTGAGCGTGTAGTTCGCGGAGACGAACACCGTGGAGTCGACATGCCCGACCAGGGTTGGCGCGGCCGGCGGCGCCACCCCCGCGGTACTGCCGATGAAATGCCCCACCGAAGCGGAGTGGGCGGTCGAGTCGGCCTCGACAACCAGAGATCGGCCAGCACCACTGCCGGCCAGCCAGCCCTGCACGCCGTGCAGGAATGTCGGGGTGAGCGCCAGATTCTGCTGGACAACCCGGTCCGGCGATGAGATCCCACTGACTGCCACCCGGTACGTCAGGGGCACGCCCAGCGGGGCCTCCGTGTCGTCCATCGAGATGCCGCCGGTGCTGATGGTCCGGATCCCTCCACGCAGCAGGACCGGTGTCAGGCCGTCGACCTCGCGGGTGACCGTGGCGTTGCCGTTCGGGGTGGTCCCGGTGATCCGCATCAGGCCCTGGTCGACGCGAGGCTCGCACTTGATCATCGCTTGACCGCCTTGTATCGCCGGGCGGTGTTCGATTCCTCACGCCGGATGGTTTGCGTCACGAACTGGTCGAGGCCCTTCTCTCCGATGGTCACGTCCACGTTGACCCCGCCGCCGGACATCATCGAGACGGTGGCCCCAACGATGCTCTTGATCATGGCCCGGTCCCGGTTGGACAGCCCTGAGCTATCCAGTGGCTCCACGCGCTCGGGCCGTCCGGCTTCGGCGAGTCGGAAGACGCTGCCGCCGGGGGTCGCCGGGACGATACCGCCGGTGGCAAGGCCCGGCATGGCCTGTAGCGCCCGGAGCAGGCCGCCGCCGATGCCCTCCCAACCGAGAACACTCCTGACTGCATTACTCCCGGCGACCGACCGAGTGGTGGTGACGAACTGTGGATTGGCCACCGGAGTGCCTGCCACCGCGTTACCCAAAGCTGCGTTCGCGGAGTCCAGGGCGGACTTCGCGGTGTTGAGAACATTAGTGGCGCCGGTGATCTGGCCGACCAGTCTGGAGATGTCCTCCCAGGCTGTCTGGAACGGCTTGACAATGTGCTCCTGCAGGAGGGCGCCGATGTCTGGGAACCCCCAGCCGGTGAACAGGTTATTGACGTCCGTGATCAGGCTGTTGACCTTTCCCATGACGGCAGTCTTGATGTCCTCCCACTGCTGAGAGATGCTCGCTTTGAGTTCATCGATCTTCTGCCCGACGCCGCTCTTGATGTCCTCCCACTTCTGATTGATCATGCCTTTCAGGACGTCCAGTTTGGTCGAAACAGCGGGGGTGACCTGATCCACCTTGTTCGGCAGGTCGCTGCCCCAGAAGCTGTCCCACAGGCCACCGAGCCAGTCCTTGAACTCCTGCCACTTGCCGCTGAGCATCGCCTTGAACTCTTCCCACTTCCCAGCCACGGCAGGTGTTACGGGGTCCACCTTGTCGGGCAGGTCCGTCCCCCAGAACTTGTCCCACAGTCCGCCGAACCAGGTGGTGAACTCGTCCCACTTACCGCTGACCATGGTCTTGAACGCCTCCAGTGGGTCCGCACCCTTGACGGTGAGGGAGACCATGAAGTCCGGCAGGGTGGTGCCCCAGAAGTCGTTCCAGCTAGTGCCGAACGAACTGGTCCAGCCACTGAACCAGTTGCCGATGTTGGTGGTCATGGTGTCCAGCTCGGTATTGACGCCGGTCCAGAGTCCACTGACGAAGCCCGGCAGGGTCGTTTGCCAGAAGGTCATCCACTCGGTACCCAGGTTGGTCGTCCAGGTGGTGAACCACGTCCCGAGCCCCGGCCCGAAGTCGGTCAGCGAGTTCAGGACATCGATCCCGAGTTGGCCGACCGCGTTCGGCAAGGTGACGTTCCAGAACTCATCCCAGTCCGCGCCGAAGCCGCTACCCAGGCCACTGAGCCAGGTGCCGAGATCGCTGGTCAGGTCATCGATCTCGTTCAACAGGTTGATGCCGAGTTGCCCTGCCGCGTTGGGCAGGGTGACCTGCCAGAAATTATCCCAAGTCGCGCCGAAGGATGATGAGAAGTTGTCGAATGCCTTGGGTACCGTCTCGCTCCAGAACTTCGGCCACTCGTCGGCGAAGCTAAAATCATTCAGCCAGCCGGTCGACACCTCACCCCACCATTTATCCCAGAGCGGCCGGAACTTGTCGGTGAAATCGGTGAAGATATTCGGAATGGTCGTCGTCCAGAAATCGGCAAAAAACGTCTGGATGCCGTTCAGTGCGGTCGTGAGCACACCCGGTAGGTCGACCGTCCAGAACGTGTTCATCTTCTCTTTGAAGATGTCCCAGGCATGGGGCAGTGTGTCGTTCCAGAACGTGTCCCAACTCGGTCCGACGTTCGCGACGAAGGCGTCCCAAGTACCGGGGATGTCACGTTCCAGCGCGTCGTGCCACTGGGCACTGAACCAGGTGCTGAACGTGTCCCAGAGGTTCGGCAAGTCTGTATTCCAGAACTGATCCCACGCATCACTCATCGCCGTGGCGAATTGATCCCACGTGCGAGGAATGACAACTGTCCAGTACTCGTCCCATTGCCTGGCGAACTCCGTCTTAAAGTCCTCCCAAGCCTTGGGCAGGGTGTCATTCCAGAACGTGTCCCAGGCCCCGGAGAACCAGTTGACGAAGTCGATCCACCAGCCCTGGATGAGGAGTTGCAGCCGCCGCAACTCGTCCGCGAAGGGCTGCCAGTCGCCGCTGATCACTCCGGTCAGGAAGTCCGCCAGCAGGGTGAGGTTCTCCAGGACGACCGCCAGGACCCCGCCGATGATGTCCCCGAGGGCGACCAGCACCGGCGTGATGATGTTCTTGATGATCGGCGCCAGGAAATCGCCGAGCGCCTTGCCCAGCCGCTGGATGGCCTCCCACAGGCGACCGAAACTCTCGCCGACGACCTCCACGATCGGCGCGAGTTTCTCTCGGAGGGTCGTGCCCATCTCCTCGACCGCGGCGCGGAACTTCTCCGAATTGGTCCAGGCGAGAAGGAACACCCCCGCGGCCGCGGCGAACGCGGCAACTACTGCCAGGACTGGCGCAGAGAGGCCAGCGAGGACGGGCACGAACCGACCCAGGACGCCGAGGACCTCGATGATCGGTTTCAGGATGCCACCGAACAGCAAGAAAGCCAGCCCAAGGCCGGCGATCTGCGCCCCGAAGTCGGTCGCAAAGAGGTTGGACAGGGCGAGGAACAGGGCGCCGACCGCCTCGGCCACTTTGCCGATCACGCCGGAGTCGGCGATCTTGGTGAAGGTGACGCCAAGGTTGTCGAAAATCTTGACGAGGCTTGGCCCGACGGCTGTCTGGATCTGCTTGAAGATCCGGGCGATGGCCGGTGCCACGGTGTCTTTCAGGACATCCAGCGCGTGCAGGATCGGGCCGAGATCCATCCCCTCGAAAGCTCTCCCACCCGCCGTGAAGATCGCCCCCAGCAGGTCGTAGACCTTGCTGGCAAGGGTCCTGGCCTTGGTGAAAAACGCCTCCATCCGCGCCATATTGGTGGTATCGGATGTCCAGGCGTGGAACCGCTCCGCAATGCCACGAATGGAGTCCAAAAGGGACTGTCCGGCCGGAGCAGCCGCCCGGAAGATGTTCCGCAGACCGCCGCCGAAGTTCGCGACGATCCTCGCGAGATCCTTGAACGACGCAAGCATGCCGTCCATCCAAGTGGCAAGACTTCCGTTGGCCTCTGAGACCGCGAGACTGGCCGAAGCCCACTCTCCGAACCGCTTGATCGAGGTGCCCAGGAAGTCCACGAACGGCTTGGACGCATTGAACAGGATCAGGAACGAGGTGGCGATCCCATTGAGCCCCTGACCGAAGTTCTGCAGGAACGTGGTGTTGGTGGCCAGGATTCCCTTGATCCGCCCCAGGTTGGCACTACTGGTGACCGTGGCGGCGAGGCCGCGGGCGATGTCGCCCATGGCTGTGCCGGTCGCTTTGAGTTCGTCATTGACCGCCGGTAGTAGCGTGCTGCCCAGGGTCTTGACTGCATCGGTGAACCCGGACAGGACTTGCGGCGCAAAGGACGCCGTCAGGGTCTCTTTGAGAGTGTTCACCTCGGCTTTGAAAGCCTTGGCCTGAGCGGTATTTCCGCCGAAAGCCAGCTTCAACAAGCCGAGATTGAGCGCCAGGGTCGAGATCCCGGCCAGGCCGAGCCCGATACCGCCCGCAAGACCGGGTCCGATGGCGGCGGCGAAGTTGATGACATCCGCCAGTACCGCCGTGAGGATCGCACCGACCCCTGAGATGAGGGACGGGCCGATCGCGATCAGGGCGGCGATGACCGCCGGGCCCATCCGGGCTGCACCGATACCCAGATTGAACGACTGGCCGATGTCCTTCCCGAGCCCGTGGAACTGGCTCAGGATGCCGCCACGGTTCCGGTTGACGTTCCGCGTGATGCCGTTCTGGATCGCCTGCCCAGCCTGCGCACCAACCTGCGCACCGGCCTGCTGCAGGCTGGGGCTCGCCGCTCGCAGAGCACCGCTGATGTTCGACCCGATGCTGGTCCCGGCCCGCCGACCGATGCGCCGTATCGAGTTGTCGACCGACGTGCCGAGACGGTCCTCGTTGTCCCGGACACCGCTGCCGACGGCATTACTGAACCGGCGGCCCAGCGTTGCGCCATGATCATCCACTCGACTGCCAGCCGCGATGGTGCTGCGCCGGACGGACGAGCTGATGTTCTGGCCGAGCCCGTCCTCCCGGTCCCGTATTCCGTTGCCGATGGAGTTGCTGAACCGCTTCCCGAGGCGCTCGCCCTCGGAGTCGATGTCCTTGTCGGTGGCGCGGAAGCCGTCACGGACGGCGTTGCGGATGTCGGAAGCAAGCTGGCTGGACGAAACCCTCACCCGGATAATGGCTTCGCCAACGATGGGCAAGGGACTCGCCTCCTATCTGTTCGCGAGATGTGGCGCCACGTCCATGGCGTCCAGTGCGGCTTGCGGGTCCTTCTCGAAATCCCTGATCCGCTTGGTGATCCGGGCGAACTGCAGTTGGGCCGCCTTCCAGCCCTCGGTGTCCTCGCCGGTGGTGGCGAGGTAGGTCTCTATCAGGTTGTAAGCACGCCCGGCTCCGGTTTTGAGTAGGTCGTGACCGCGCGCAAGGCACCACCCGTCGAGGCCGACCCAGACGGTTTCGCTGATTGCCCATCTACCGAGGTCGGCCCAGTAGGGCGGGCGCTGTACTGCTCCGTCAGCCAGGTCGCCAACTCCATGAGGATGCTCATCGGGATTCCCTGGTTCTTGGCCTTGGACTTCGCCATCGTGTGGAACAGCTCGATCTCGTCATCCACGATCGCAGCGTCGAACAGGTCCCAGACCGCGGTCAGTGCGTTCGCGTCCTTGCCTTCGTCCTGCTCCTCGATGAAGGCGAACACCACCCCACCGGGAATCTCGTTCTCACAGTGGAAGGTGACCTCGCCCCCGTCCGGCCCAGGAACATCGAAGACGATCGGGTCCAGATTCTGTGCCCGCCGGAACGACTTGTGTGCCATGCCATCTCCATCTCATCGGTACTGCGATTGTTGGGACTAACCGAACCAGCCTGCCACGCCGGCCTCCCCGCCGCGCATGACCCAGTGACTGGGGTTGCGAATGCCGGGGTGGTTTACGTGTTTCAGCCGCACGACATGACCGACCTTTGCCCAGAAAAAGACCAACTCCCCGGTCTTGTTGCGTGGCTTCGGGTCGATGGGGTGGGGCAATGCGCCCTCACTGGTCCACCAGGCGTAACCCTTCTTGCTCGTGCCGCGCGAAGGGTTGGCGCCGACGGAAATCTGGATGCCGCGCGGCCAGTTGCTACGAGCGCCGACCGAGATGCTCTCCACCAGGCGGCCCGTTTTCTTGGGCGCGAAAACCCGCTGGGCCACGGCGATATTGTCGGCCAGCCGGTGCACGGCTAGGCCGATGTCGCCTTCCCAGCTTTTCATGAAGTCGATCACCGGTCGGTACAGGATGATCGTCACCTGGGCCATCAGCCCAGCCCTCCGAAGGCGGGCAGGCGGACGCTGAGGGTGACGGCCTGGTAGCCGCCCTCCGGCTCCTGGGCGGTGATATTCAGGTCGGCGCCGAACTCCCCGAAGCCCATGGCCAGTGCGATCAGCAGCTCTGCGTCGTCGGAGGCGATCTGCGCTGCGGCGTTCATCTGCTCGACCTTGGGTGCCGCTGATGTCCGACCCGGGATCGCCGGGGTGCAGCGGCTGATCGCGACGCCGATCTGCGCGCACCAGCGGAACTGGGTACAGACGACCATGTCCTGTACGGCGGGCTCGCCCACCCAGCCGTTGAAAACCACAGCCACCTGCTCGCAGTCGAGAGGCGCCGTCGTCATGTGCACGAACTGACGGTCAGGTAGTTTGATGCCGGCCTCCGCGGCGACGTTCCGCAGCCGGGCCAGCACCTCCTGGCACATGGACATCAGCGTCGCCACGCGCGGCTGGATCGGCGCCGACGAGTAGTCAGGATTCTCGCCCCTGGTGTAAATGACCTCCGTCACCGATGCCCCCCACGCCCCCGTGGCCCCGACCGCGCGAACGCGGGGGGATCGGACTCCCTGGTGGCGTTCACGCCCAGCATGGGTGCGCCGTCGCATTCCAGGGAACTGCCGCCGACGAGGCCGGGCTCGCGGGCGGACATCATGCGGACGCCGTAGTGATGTTCACTGAGACGTCACCGAACAGGTTAACCGTGCTGCCCCACTCGGGCCGAGCGGTCTTGACGCTGCGGACCACCGGCGGCGGACTATCCGGGGACCAGACGCCGGCGGACGTGACGGCCCGCTTGGGGTTCACGGCCTTGATCCAGACGTCGACCGCAGGGATGCCGGTCAGGGCGCCGCCGAGCGGATCGCTCGGGTCACCCATGTTGTACGAGATGCCCTCGCGGGTCACGTTGGTCGTGCGCTCCGGGAGGCCGCACTCATCGCAGCCGACACCGTCCAGCCAGATGTCGTGAGCCAGCGCGATGACCGCCTGGCGGGCACTGGCCGTGATCGTGGAGCCGGCATGGTAGGCGACCCGCAGGAAGTCCCGGGCTGGGGCACAGTGGCCGCACCAGCCCCGGAACCAGTCGTCATAGAGCGCACTGCAGTCCGGTGAGAAGTAGATCGCCCCACCGAACGACGTCCAACCCGTCGGCTGGATGTCCGACGAACCGGCCACCGCGAGCCTGGTCACCGACGTGATCGATCGCACCGGAGAGAACGAGGGATACAGCTTGGTCACCCTGGGTGCCGCGACGAAGTCCTCCTCGACGGCGATTGCGGGATGAACCGCGAACGCGGTCAGTCGGGTGAGGATGTCGCTGGCGACGTCGAGGGATGTCGCGATCGTGTCGATCGTTGGGGGAGTTGGAATCTGGTGGCCGTGCTCGCTGTGCGGGGCGCGACCCCAGGCCCCTGATGCGACGGCTGAGCGGACGGCTGGGTTGGTTCCGTCGAGCCACATCATAGTGTCCCACCCTGGTAAACTAAATGACTCAGGCGCCGCGCCAACGGCCCTGAGTCCGGACGCTGCGAAGGAGCGACATGGCCGATCTTATCTGCTCGATCCCCGACCCGAACCATGTGGACGTATCCCGACTCACCCAAGGCATGTGCAACGTTCACTACATGCGATGGCTGCGCCATGGCGATCCGCTTCACGGCGGCCCATTGAGAGTCCCCGGCAATAGAGCCGAGTTTTTCTACAACACTGTGTATGTCGAGCAAGATGGATGCAAGCTGTGGCCCTTTGGGAAAGTTTCCCGGGGGTACGGTGCCGTGGAGATCAACGGCCAGCAGTTTGGCGTGCACCATCTTGCATGCTTGGCGTGGCACGGCCCGCGACCTGCGGGTAAAACTGCGGCGCATGGACCGTGCCACGATCGACTCTGCTACAACGGCGCCCATCTGTCGTGGCGGACCGGAAATGAGCAGTGGCTGGACCAAGTGCGCGATGGAACGGCCATGCTCGGCGCGAAGAATCACGCGACTAAACTGACCATTGACGAAGTCCGCGAGATTCGCATGCGATATGCGGCGGGCGGTGAGCGTCAAGTTGATCTGGCTGCGGAGTTCGGTATCAAGCAACCCGCCCTGAGTGCCTTGCTGCGCCGGGCTACCTGGGCTCACGTGGAGTGATGGAGACGTGCGCGATACCACCGAACCTCCATCCCCATCAGCAGAGTGCCCCTCTCGCCGAACGCTTGCCGGGTACACGTCCGGCGAGAGAGTTTGGTACGAAACGCTATGCGTGGGCACCCGCGGCCCAGGCGGTGCCCGACCAGTTCGCCCGGGTCCCGTCGGCCACGTTTACATAGGTCCCCGTCGTCCACGCGGTCGTTGGAATAGCCGTGATCGAGGACATGGCCGCGAGGTTGGCAGGGTTCGCTGCGCCCGTCGGACCGTAGAAACCTGGAGTGCCCATCGTCGCGGTAGTGGCCGTAATGACCGAAGCGGCCTTACGCCCCTGCTCCCATGAGTTGCCATCCCAATAGGCTTCCGAGCCATCACCCAAGACCACGTACTGTCCTGCGGTCCAACTCGCGACGTTGCCCAGCGCCCCAGCCAGCGTCAGTGCTGCGAGGTCGGCGGGCCGCGTCCCGTTGACCGGCGTCAGCGTGGCCGGGATCCCAGCCGTAATGGCTGTCAGAGGAATCCCCAGGTTCACGAAGCACCCGCGCAGGCCCACCGGCGCGTCGACAGACCGCGCGTAGAGGTAGGGCCGGTCGGTGAACGACGGGAACGCCCAGTCCCAAGCAGTGCTCGACGGCGACGGCGTGACGCCGGTGGTATCGAGATTGGGACCAGTACCGAAGGCCGCGTTACCGCCGCCGGTTCCGACGAACACCGTTGCAAGCGCGCCGTTCTCAACGACGCGGTCGCCGTCGAGCCGGAACGTGACATACGGGAAAACGTAGTGCCAGTAAGGCGCCGTGTTGGCAGCCTTGCCACCGACAACGGCCTGCGCCCAGACTTCCAGCGCCACGCCGTACGGAGTGGCCTCCACGCCGATCGCTTCGGCCGCGTAGCCGACTGCGGCGATCTGCCCAACGGTCATTCCGGGCGGCGCCAGGTTGGAGTTGTAGGCGGCGGTGAGCACGTCGCCGCCGACCAGCATCTGCGTGAGAACCGGGTCAGGGTCGCAGATTTCGAGGTTGAAGGTGACATTCTTCATCGTGTCCGGCATCTTGAAATAGACGCAGACCTCGCCAGCGGCGTTCTTGACCTCGATCTCGTCGCCAGTGGAGTACACCGGTGTGAACGTGAACTTGATGAACCCACCGGTGATGTACGAATCGCAACCGTCGGCACCGCCGGCGGCGGGTGAGCCGTCGGCCGTGAGGCGGGTGGCCCGGAGCGCGACGCCCCGGACCGAAGCCGAGTTGTCCTGCACATACCCTGCCATGGTCGATCTCCCTTCTCAGGTTAGTAGGAGGGTGATCAGACCGCGGTCGGGTACTGGCCGGACACGGAGACGGTGGACGTGACCCAGAGGGACTCGCCGCCGATATGCGCCGCGGCCTCGAAGGTCTCGCTGAACTGCATGTAATCATTCGTCCGGACCAAGGTCGAATCCCGGACGATGCCGAGGTCGAGCTGGCCGCCGTCGAGGAACAGCCAGGCGCCCTCGGGGAACAGTGCCCACTGCACGGTGGTCGGGAACGCCGGCAGGGCCGCGCCGGAGATCGCCGGGAAGAACCCGCCACCCAGGGTGGCTGGCGCCGAGGAATCCTGGGTGAAGGTGACGTTGATGTTCCTGCTGGCGAAGAACGAGCGCACCTCGTCCTCGGAGACTCCGTAGTGGCGACTGAAATCCCGACCCCAGTCCGGGCCGGTCATCAGCTCGGTACGCATCAGCTCCAGGACCCAGGAGGGGAAGATCGCCCGCAGCGGCGCGGTCTTGATCCGGTAGCGATCCCGGTAGTACATCGACGCCCGGGACAGCGAGTTCATCAGGTCGCGCACGGCGCCCCACGGGGTGCCGCCGTCGGTGACCGCCGTGGAGCCGGCCTTGATCTGCGCGAGCAGGGCGGCGTCGGCGATGCGGGCCTGCGCGACCAGCAGCATCTTGTTGTTGGCGACCGCCAGCTCCGGGAAGATCCGGGTCTGCAGGACGCCGAAGGTAAGACACATCGTCACGGCCTGCAGTTCCGCCGTCTGCTCCGGCGGGCAGTTGATCCGCGCGCAGACCTTCCAGGTGGACGGCGTCGCCGCGTCCGCGTTGGCGTCGTCGGTGCAGGTCCAGAACCCAACCGCGCCTTCGAGGTCGGCCAATACCGGCCCGGCAAAGAACCGGATGCCGCCGCGGTCGGCCCGGAAGCCCGCGAGGGAATCCTTGACCGGGCGGGAGGTGTCGCCACCGTTGTCCCACAGGTCGTACTTGGTGACCAGGGGGGCGCAGCAGCCGCCGGACGCGACGAGCGCGTTGGCGCCGTTGCCCTCGACCATGGCGTCCTGGTCGATGACGGCGCGGATCTTGTCGCCATTGCCGAGCGCGTCACCCATGGAGAGCGTGCGATCGTCGGGCGCCGGGGCCTTGATCGAGGCGATGACGACCTGCTCGCCGTCGCCGCCGTTGAGCCGCAGCAGCGAGTTGATCCGGGTGGCGAGGGCCTCACCGAACTTCTTGCCGTCGGCGATCTCCTCACCGGCGGTGAAGCCGTTGATGCCGTGTCCGGCGAAGACGTGGTTGCTCGGGCCGCTGGCGACAACGGGCTCCGCGCCTCGTGGAACAGCGACGGTGGTGCTTGCACTTGCGGCCACGGGGAGTCCTTCCTGAACTTCGGCAGCGGCTGGGGCTTCGGGGGTGATGGTGGTGACTTCCGCTGCGGGTGCAGGGGTCTCGGTGACAGTGGTGCTGGTCGTTGCTTCCAGCGGAGGGACGGTGATGGTCTCCTGCGCAGGGGCGAGGGTCTCGGTGACCGCGACCGGAGCCTCGACCACAGGCTCAGCCGGCTTCTCGGGCTCCGTGGCTGCGACCGGCGCTGCGGGGGTGACCGGCTCGGCGACCGGAGGAGGCGGTGCGGGCTCGGCGATCCGTGCCCGGACGGCGTCGAACTGGGTCGCGATCTCCTCCAGCTTGGCGATGTCGACGTCGTCATCGGCGTCGGCCGCGATGAATGCGTCGTTGAGTGCCTGACTCAGCGAGGCGAGTTCGGCGGGGGTGAGTTCTGCGAGCCGGGCGTACGCCGCCGCGATGTCGAGAGCCATTCGGGTCCTCCAGGGGTCAACAACGGACCATCCTCAGAGGTACTCACAAGGCGGGGGTGTTCACCGACCGGCGGGGCGCTCGTTACGCACCGTACATCCGGTTCCGGATACTGTCCACATTTCAGGGCACGAGCTGAATGAACCCGCCATCGAAGGTCTCGGAGATGTCAGCGTTGGACACTCGGATCTCCGCGTGAGAAGTAACCGAAACCACATGCGCGGTACCGGGTGTCACGAAATCAGGCCCAGCGAAATAACCGGTAACCGTGCCGACCCCGACTTCCAGCGGCCACCACGGACCGCCCTCCAGGGACACGTCAGCACTGTCGGTGTCAGCGACACCGGTGACCGGCCAGGAGATGGTAGTCCGGTCGGCCCGACCCAGGGTGACGAACGCTCGTGCGGTACAGGAGGCCATGTCTATCCCCTATTGGCGTCGTTGGGTGTGCCGACCGTTCGCGGCCTGCGCGGTCCGCCAATCGTAGGTCCGCCAGTCGTCGGCGAGCCTGCGCCGAAACGCCCCACCGAGATGCGGCCAACGCCGACCAGTGATCTGCGCGCTGGGCGCACGTCCAGTGGAGAGTCCTCCGGCGAGCCGACGGTGATCTTCGGGCCGTGATAGAGCGACAGTCCCCGGATCACACCGTCGAGTTGCAGTCCTACGTCGATCGCGACGATGGCGCCGGCTGACGTGGCAACCGCACCGCTCGCGATCACTGTCACCGTGACCGGCGCCGCCACCGTTCCGCCGGTCAGCTTGCCGGTGACATCGATACCGGTCGAGATGACCACCGCCACGGCCGAACTCATGCCGACCACGCCGGTCGCGATCAGCGTGAACGTGATGCCCTTGGATGTCGGCGGGGTCGTGACCTGCACGGAGCCCGTCGCGATTACATCGACAGCAACCGGGACCGAGACGGCGCCAGTAACGGACACCTGGCCGGTGGCGGTGATCAGCGCCGTGACGGGAACACTGGCGCCGCCCGGCTGACCAACCAAGCCGGTGGCTGTGACGGTTGCGACGACCGCGACGGTTGATCCGGTGGTGGTGCCGCGCAAGCCGGCGGCGACGATCGCAGCCGTGGTGGCGACGGTGGCGCCTCGGCTGGTTGCGGTAGTGCCAGTGCTCGCGACGGTCACGCCGACGCCGATGGCCACGTCGCTGGAGGTTCCGACCTGGCCAGCACTGGCGACCGTGACCACCGTTGCCCGGCTGGCACTGCTGGCGAGCCCAGCGGTGACCGAACCTGCAGCCGTCACGGTTGCGGTGGTGGCAACGGCTGCTGCGGTGGTGGTCAGGCCGGCACTACCGGAGGCGACCACACTGGCTGTTGCGATAACCGCGACTGACCCTGATACGCCAACGACTCCGGCGGCCACGACGGAGGCGGTCGTGGCGATCGTTGCCGTACCGGTTCTGGACGCACTGCCAGTGGCAACCACTGCGGCAGTGACGGGGACGCCCGCGCTGGTACTGCGGCCGACGGTCAGACCTGGAGTGATGGTGGTTGTGGTAGCAACGACAACACTCGACGATGTCGCGACATTGCCTGCGGCCGTGATGTTTGCCGTAGTCGTAACCGCAGCGGTCCCGGACAGCCCGGAGGTGACGACGCCGGTGGCTGCGACCGTGACCGTGACTGCCAGCGCCGCTGCACCGGTCCTGCTGGCCGCTCCCACGCCAGCGACGGAAGCAGCGATCGCAACCACCGCGCCGGACGAAGTCGCGACGTTGCCGGTCGCAGTGGTGGTGACGCTGATCGGAACGGTCGAGGTCTGAGTGAGCACGGTCGTGCCGCTGGTCGACACGGACGCGGTAATGGCCAGGCTCGCGGTCCTGGACAGGTCCGCGGATCCGGTGTCCGAAACACTTGCGGTGATCGCGACGCTGACACTGCCACTGAGGCCGACCACGCCGGCGGTAATGATACTGACGGCCGTTGCGACCGATGCGGCGCCGACCTTCCCCACAGTGCCTGCGGCGGTGATCGTCGCCGAGATGGGAAGCGTGGTGGCGCCGGTCAGGGCCGTCGACCCGGCAAGCGCGACCGTAGCCGTGACCGGCACGGCGGCGCCGCTGGAGAGGCCAACCACGCCGGTGGGGGTGATTGTTGCGGTAGTCGCAGCAGCGGCCGACCCTGACAACACAGTCGAACCCGCCACGGCCGTGTTCGCCGTAGTCGCAACATTGGCGCCGGACGAGAGACCGGTGGCCCCGGAGGCAGCGACAGAGACAGCCACTGAAGCCGTCGCACCGGCGCTGCGGCCGGTACTGCCCGTGCTGGTTACGGCCGCAGTGGTCGCCACCGCCGCGGTGCCGGTCAGGTTTGCCGCACCGCTGGCCACAGTGGTGACGGTGGTGCCGACGACGGTCGCACCGGTTGCCGCCACGGAGCCAGATGCCGTGGTCGAGACAGTAGTCGAGACGGACGCCCCGGTGGACCTTCCGACGACCCCCGCTGCAGTAATAGACGCCGTGGTGGCAACAGAGGCCGAGGATGAGGTCGCAACCGACCCAGCGGTGATTGTCGTTGCGGTAATGGGTACCGAGCCGCCGCTGAGCCGGCCGACCGTGCCACTAGCAGTGATTGTCGCTGTAACCGCAACGGCTGCAGCGCCAGTGATACCGGTGCTTCCTGCACTGATAACGCTGGCCGCGATCGGCACAGTGGCATCGGAGGTGGGCGTGGCCGGAAGTGCGACAGCGATCGAGTACGACGACCGAGGAGTGCCACCAACGTCGGCCGTGAAGGTATGCCCACCAGGGGTCGAGCCAGCCGTGATCGGCGTCAAGTCGATTTTAAGGCCAACACCATGGACGCCGGAACCACCATCGGCCGAGAACGCCATGGCATCGACGGGGCCGCCGTCGTAAGTGAATGCCGTGTTGTTGGTGGTCGCCCTGGAGGCCATCACGAAGGACAGCAAGACATCGGAAGCTGCTGCGGTGGCTGCTAGTACCGGCGTCACCGTGTTGACATTGCTGGTGGCGGAAACATTTCCGTCGAACTTGTCGATCGCCGCCAGGCCGCGAACAGCTACACCCACCACCGATAGCTTCGTGGACTGCACGACAGAAGCCGAAAGTGCATCCAGGTCCAGGGTGCTTCCGCTGGCGCTGGTACTGGTGACGTCGCCCCGCCAGATTGACGACAGGTGACCGGCGGCCGAGTTCTCCACCATGACCTGGGTCCAGGTGATGTCACCACCCAGCGACTGGACACGGTGATCCCACGTGTTCGCCCCACCGACCATGCCCACGAAAACTGCATCACCAACCTGAAGGCCAGTGGGCAGTGCGGTGGTGGTATGTGTAGTGGTGTTCGCTGCATCGCCTAGGGTGACGTAGCCCAGTGGGGTGACCCCGCCAGGGCCGGTGCCGATGGCGGACACACTGGCCGTGATTGCAACCGTGGCGCCGGTGGAGACTCCGATTACGCCGGAAGCTGCGACGGTTGCACTGATGGACACCGCGGCGCTGGTCGACTCGCCGACAATGCCATCGGCGGTGACCGTTGCGGTGACCGCAACGACTGCCGGTTGCGATGATGCAACGACACTTGCCGCAGGGCGAATGATTCGCGTACCGCCGCCTGCGACCTGAGCGGGCTGGGGGGTGCCGTACCGCAGGTACCTGCTCACCGGGCACCCCTCAATCGACTAGATCAGGACAGTATGAACACTGATCACTCGTTCCAGCGGAACCAGATCCGGACTGCCTGCCCTGTCCCGGACTCCACTAGGAACCCGATGCCGGAGTTGGCGATCTTATCGATGGTCAACACGTCGTCGGGGAAGGTAAGCGCCAGTCCGGACCCGACCGCAGCGGCCAGCGGGAACCCGATCCCCAGTTCCGTTGTCGTCGGCGCCGTTGACGTGTACGTGTTCCGCAGGACCCCGACGGCGGTTGCCCCATCGCCCTGGTCGGTGAGTCGTGATGTCGCCGCTGTCCCGGGCGTTCCGGCCGTGGACACCCGGCAAAGCACCAGATTGCAAGCCGTTGACGTCGTGTTGAACACCCCAATCTCCGTGATCCGGATCCGGGCACCCGTACCTCCGACCAGCGCGGCGACCGGCAGCGTAGTTGATCCTGCCGCTGTTGTCAGCCCGGCTACGAACTTGGACATTAGTAGGCCCTTCTGGTTTGCATGACAAGAATCGGGGGAATGGCTGGTGCTCCACCGGCCGCGACGTTCACCGCGAAGATCAACCGTTCATTGGTTGTCGCCGTGCCGCCGCTGACCGTAACGGTGGTGCTCATGCTGGTAGAGGTCAGCACGGAATCTTCGAGGTAAGCCAGTGAGTACAGGTACCCGTCCGTGGTGGAGAACAGAGTGTTGACGTCCAGTAGCTCAGTGCCGGATCCCCACACCACGGACGGACCCGTCGCACCCGTTGGTATGTTATGCCCGAGCGAACCGCAGATCAGGTTCGTCCCGGTCAGGGATGAGATCGTCGGCCCAGCGGATGACGTATTCGCGACCGCTGTTGCCGCCGCTGCCTTGACGAACGTCGACCCGGCTGGGAACTCGTAGAAATCGAACACCACGGGGTAATTGGAACCGTTATGCGTCGTGGTGAACGTGTCGCCACCGGCCGCGGTGATCCACCACAAATACAAGCCTGAACTGTTAACAGCCGATCCACCAGTTGGAAGCGTCCACCCTGCTGGCGTGGTGGACGTCACCCCACCCTCCGCTAGGCAGACGAGCAGGTTCCCCGCTGTGGGAGAGAACAACGTCCCCGACGATGTCGTCCCAGAGTTGGGATTCACCGTGTGTGTTGTCGTCGCGTTCCGCGGCGCAGCGATGGTCACATGGTTGATCCACTTAGCGATAAGAACCACCCACGATCATCACGGCTATTCGATCGAAATCTGGCCGGCATCGCCACGTGTGGTGAACCCGAACGCCGCCAACTGCGCGGCTGTCCTCGAACGTCCTGCCACGGGTCCGCCGGTGACAGGGTCACCCTGGCCGATGGTGATGACCTGCGGGTTGCCTGTCAGTCCGAACACGGTGACCTTCGCATTCGCGCCTGACACGTTCGTCAGGTCGAGGCAGAACCCGCGCGGTCCGTTGATCAACGGTTGGTCATCGCCAACCGGGGTGAAGGTGGCGTCGTAGTAGACACGGGCGACGACACCGCCACCACCAAGCTCGATGTACCCGATGTTCAGCGGCATATGGGACTCCCTCCATGTCGAAGCGTAGGCCGTCAGGTGACGGTCGGTCTCGGTTCGGAGCGCGGCGAAACGTATAGAGGGTCCGGGAACGTGCTCTTGGTGCCGAACACCGTGTGTGGGTTGATATGGATCGAGGCGGAAATGGGGCCGGACTGGAACGTCAGATCGGCACCGTTCGGGAGCGCCGGCGCCACGAACACACCCGACGCGGTCAGCGTGACTGCTGGGCCGCCGGTCTGGACCCACACCCCGTCCCCGAGCGCCACGAGATCAAAGGGTTCTGCGAGCGGCCCGGACGGTACGGAACCTGCCTGCGCCCGGCCGACCGCGCGGGTCACCTTCCAGGTGCCTGTCGATCCACCCATGCCTGTAGCCCGGCCGACGACACGGGTTACCCGGTAACTTCGGTCGCTCGTGGCGCGGCCAACGACATGGGTGACGACGAAGGTCCGGTTGGTCGCACGGCCGACCGCTCGGGTGACCTGGTAGCTCATTGCGCCGAAATCTTCACGACCAGCGCACGCCGGTCAACGGTGGTGAGACTGGCGAGCGCTGTCGCATCCAGGGTGACCGTGTGCAGCGCCTCCGTGGTTGTCGGCGTCCAGTCATGCCCACCGCTGGCCGGGTAGACCTGCGTCGTGCCGTCCGGCTTGTAGACGATCGCCCGGCCGGTGACACCGGTCGTCACATAGAACGAGTACAGGTCGAACGAGATGGTGCCCGGCCCCATCGGGGCGAACACCAGAGTTGCCTTGTCGGTGTGCAGTGGCGTACCGCTGGCATTTTGAATGCCCGTCGTCGGATCGGTGTCGTTGACGTTGGCCAGTGCCGTCCCGGACGGGAACACCGTCCAGGCAGATGGCAGCGTCACCGATACCACCGGCACGTCGGCGCCGTCTGCCGGATGCACGTATGCCGTCACGGTCTGCTCGGGTGACGTGCCCGTAGCGTTCGTGGCCGTGAAGCCGAACACGTAGGTGCCCGCAACGCTGGGCGTCACGGTCGCCGTGTTCGTCGTGCTGTTGGTGATCGACGGGCTGGCCGGGCCGGAAACAACCCGCCAGAGTCGGGATGTCGCGGAACCGGTGACCGTTCCCGACAGGGTAAGGAGCACCCCGGTTGCCGGGTCCGTCTGGTCGATAGCCGCCGTGACGGTCGGTGCCGTGGGGGTCGGGGCGAGCGCCAGCGTCCAGCCTGATCGCGGCGAGCCGTTGACGGCGGCCGGGGTGGCGTCGAAAAATGCGAAGGTCTTGCCGCCGGGTGTCGCGCCGGACGTGATCGGAGCAAGGTCCGCCGATACCGCCGAGCCCGAATCGGCATTCCCTCCTGCCAAGGGCGAGACGGCATCCGGTGTGCCGCCCTCATAGGTGATGGAGTTGATCGCAGGAGCTGTACTGCGCGCGCCCGTGGCCGCAGACCACAGGACACAGTTGGGGACTGTCGTTGCTGGGGTATTCGGTGTGACGACGTTGTTTGCCGAAGTGCCACTGATGGACTTGGCGTACTGATTGACGACGTTCATACCACCGGTGCCGGAGCTATCCATCCCGGACCAGCACTGCAGCCGCCCCCACATCCGGGTGCCGATGAGCGTGCCGGTGGAATCCTTCGCCGTGACCGCACACACCGACGAGGCCGCCGAGTTCGACGTCACCAGCCCGATCCACATCGTGTCGAGCAGACCTGCGACCGTCGTCAGGGCGTCAAGCTGTGTCCAGGTGATGAACCCACCGCTGGACACGACCTGATGAGAGCCACTACTGGACCCGCCCGACAGATGGAAGGTGATGATGTTGCCGGTCACCAGGCCAGCCGGGAGCGCTGGCGTGTTCCGAGTCGTGATAGCCGCGCTCGTGTCAACGAACTGGAGCGCGGTGCCGACCTTTGCGGGTGCCATGAATCCTGCCGATCAGTTCGATGCGTTGGCGACGTTGGGGCAGTCGATGTAGGTGACCTTTGGGGCGGTCGCGGTGTCATAACGCACGAAGGTGTTCGCCGCGGCAACGGTGCCGCTACCACCCTTCCAGTTGTAAAAACCGCACTGGTCGAACTTCAAGCGCCCGTAGGAGGTCTGCCCCCCGAGCACCGTCCAATACCCACCGAAGTAGCAGTTGATCGCGCGGACCTGTGGGATCGATCCGTTGTGGGTTCGGAAGATCCCAGAGTTGGTCAGCGGGCCGTCCGTCGTGAACGCATGGCCTGCGTCGTTGCAATCGTAGAGAGAGATGTGCGCACCCTCGCCGTACCAGCCCTTGACATCGAACAGCCGCGACAGGGTGTTGCGCAGCTCGAAGCGGATCGAGTGAAACTGGGCGTTCATCGCGCCGGCGTTGTGAAACGAGACGTCGTTGACCTTGAAAAAGGCCCCGCCGCCGAGCGCCCCGGTGTTATCCCCGATGCCCTGGATGTAGGAGCCGCCGCGGAAGCTGACGACACCGCCGCGGTTGAATACGAACAGGTCCCCAGCTTTCACCTCGATCTTGCTGTCAACGAAGCTGTAGTTGACCATCTGGTCCATCTGGTCGTTCGTGGCGAACGCCGTGTAGCCGCACATGAAAAACGCGCCGGTGCCGTCGTTCGGAAAGGTGCTCGACACAGTGGTGCACAGCGACTTGGTGAAGAACTCGGAGTTCAGGTTCGTCGTGACGTCACCGTCCAGCAGGATTCCCCAGCGCCAGTTGCCGCCGATCTCGACGTCGTCAAACTGGATGTCCTGGTTATTGCCTGACCCGTACTCGGGATATGCGGCACCGGTGCCGCTACCGGTCCCGGTCCGGCTAAAGAAGAAGAAACAGGTGTTTGACGCATTGACCGACAGGAATCCGATGTCTCGCACTCGGAACTGGTTGACCCGGTTGCCCAGGATCAGCAGCGCGTTGCTGGCCGGGTGCTTGCCCACGGCGGCGGCGGCGCTGTAGTCGTAGTAGACCTGGCTCCGGCGCTTTCCGTCCCCGATGATGTAGAACGACTTGATCTGCGTCTGGGCGCCGCCGGCGGCATCCGGCGTGTCCAGCAGAGCGCCCGGCTGGGTGACCCGGTACTTGCCCGCCGGGAAATACAGAGCTTTGTTGCAATGTCCATTCGGATTCTTGGATGCGATGACGACGTCCCGAGCGGCCTTGATCGCCACCGTGTCATCGGTCGACCCGTTGCCCACGGCCCCGTAATCCTTCACGTTGACCAGTGCACCGAACGGCGAGCTGGTACCAACCCCGGACAGCGCGGAGATCGCCGCCGAGTTGGCCGCGATGTCGTTGTTCAGCGCAACCAGATCAGAGCGGAGCTTGGCGCTCCAACCGCTCTCGCCATCCGCAACGGACGGGATCTGCAGCGTGGCCATGTATGTGGGTCCTTACTGTCCGAATGGTGCGGTGCCGAATGGTGCAATACCGAAGCCGCCAGTGGGTGGCGGCGCAGTGTCGATCGGGATCGGTGATCGACCCCGAATCAAGAGCTGACCACCCTTGTAGAAACCCACCTGCCAGGACGCCATCAGGAAGCACCTGCGCGAGATGCCACCGGTGCCCACACGGCCCTCACGAGCCGAGCAATTCGAGATCGAGCCCGTCGACCATGCCCGTACCGCTGGTCGTCGTTCCGCCGCCCGGTGCGGTCGATGCACCGATCCACAGAATTGGCCCCGGCCAGGATGGGCGGGGGGGCCAGGCGCCGGTGGATGAGTCCTGCCTGTTGACCAGGGCCACCGACGACGGGAGGACCGAGATGGTGACCTTGCCGTCTGTGCCCAACCCGGCTACGCCGTTGGCGACATTCCGCTCCGAGTCGAGCACGAAGGTCTGCGACGCGGTACCGATTGCTTGCTGGATGGCGAACAACTGGGCGTCGGAGGCTGGCTTGTCCTTGTCTGCGGTGTTGTCGACGTTCTCCAGGGATAGGACCGTTTTGACGTCGGTTGGGGTTTCGCCCGCGAACACGGCACGCCCGGTGGTGCCGTTCGGCGGAACGGCGATCCCGGCAGCGATCATCGACTGAACAAGCCCGCCATCGGCCGCCGTGCCCGCGACGGTGCCGATGACGAGGTCGGACGTCCCGGCGTTCATCGCATCGCGAGATGCCTGCTGACGGTCCGAGAACGTTGCGCCGACCGCCGTCAGGACCGCTTGGCCGACGTCAGTCGCGTCCTTGATTTGGTCGGCGGTGATCTCGCCGGTGAACGGCGCCCCGCCGCCGCCGGTGCCATCTCCGCCCGGTGACTGGGCGATAACCTCCGCGATGATGTCGTAGAGCTGCTGCAGCGAAATGCCCTGCCGTGTCCAGAAGAACAGGCGACCCGATCCGGGGTCGTCAGGAGTAAGCATCGTCATCGGGTCACCTCCCCTGCTACGCGGCGACCGGCGCGAGCGACACGGTCAGACTGGACAGCGTGAACGTATTGCCGGAGGCCCATGCCTGCGGGGTGGTCAGTGCACCGGAGAGGACGAAGTTGCCGGCCGAGATGGCGTCCCACAGTGAGATGTGCGAGATCGTCTCCGACGTGCCGCCGTTGGTCCAGACCGGCAGGGTGCCGTTCATCGCCTTCGAGCCGCCAGACGCGGCGGCGAAACTCGTGGCCACACGGGTGGCCGACCCCACTGCTGCCGCTGTAGCGCCAGCGGCGCCGGGGTCGGCAGTGTGGAGTTTGCTGAACGATCCGGCGAACGCCGTGAACGAGGTTCCTGCCGAGGCCCCCGATCCCAGAGTGTTCAGCCAACCATTCGCGGTCGCCGCGGCGAGTCCTACAGCCATTACTGGTCATTCCCTTCGAGGATTGCCCGAGCCTGATCCTCGGTGACGGTGATTGTCTCGAACTCAACGGGAACGTCCCCGCTGATGACATTGCCGTCGGCGTCGCTGACGAAACCGCTGGCGGTGAGTTTCAATTCGTAGAGTTGGCGGCCGGGCGCGGGTTCGGTCATTTCGAGGTCTTCCAGTTCGAGGGGATGAGGTCCGGGCGCTTCAACTTGTAGGCCATCGAGACGATGTGCTTCTTGGCTGCCGCCTTGTCCCCGGCTCGACCGAACGCCATGATCGCCCTT